GTTGCGTAAGTTGCAACAAGTGAAAAATCGGGAGTTACGGCAACAGACTATTCAGGCAATTAACAACAGCGAAGCACGGCATAAAGCCTTTGCAGAGTGGGTCTTTACCCATCTTGGTAAACGTGGGGCGAGTTGGCGATATATTTCAGCAGGATTTGTTTCAACAGAAATTTCGGAAAAAGTAGCTGAAATTACTCAAAACAAGCTGAAACCTGAATTGGTGTTAGTAATGGCAGAAAAACGATTAGAACACTCTAATAGTAATAAGCACCATCAAGGTGGAGTTGGTTTAAGTGTTGAAGAATACTCAGAGCTATCACGAATAGTTGCTAATCCTAGTTTAGTTCTTTGGGATACGTTAGAAGGGCATAATAATTTAATTTATATCAACCAAGAACGTACTATTCAAGTAATCGTTGATGTACCAAATAACCACCCAATTAAGCCAAAAGAAAAGGTTGATGCGATAATCAATGCTTATAAAGTCAATATGGATAATGTAAAAAGACAAGTTTCAGGTGGGAACTACATTGTGATTAAAGGTAAACTTTAAGTGCTATGGTGGGGGTCGAACCCACGATATACATATGCCATTTTTAATGGGAATGCTGCGTTACCATTTCGCCACATAGCACTTACTGTTGTGATTAATTTACGCCTATATAATAACAAAGTCAAATTTTAAGCGGAAATAATTATGCATTTAGAATTTAAATTTGATACTCGTGCTATCCAAAACAAATTTAAAAAGCTCACTGAAACAGTAGAAGGACGTGATATTACTCGCAAGATTGCTGGTGTTTTAATGCAAGAAGCGGAAACAGCTTTTGACAAAGAGCAAACACCTGAGGGTGAAGCGTGGGCAAAATTGGATGAACGTTATAAAAAATATCGGCATAATAGAGGTTACACTGGCAATATTTTACAAATCTCTGGTGATTTGGTAAAAAGCCTTAACATTGATTATGGCGATAGTTTTGCGGTGATCGGTGCTTCAGAACCTTATGGGCAATTTCACCAAATGGGTACAGAGAAAATGCCTGCTCGTCCGTTTCTTGGTTTGGGTAATGATGGTGTGGAAGAAATTACGGCTATTTTAAATCGTGAATTATCGAAAGTCGCTCAGGCTTGATGTAAAATAGCTAAAAACATCACAGAGGCACGCTAAGCGAATTTTATTGCTTGTTGGTACTCTTTTTCGGTCAAAATAATTTAAACGCTTGTAGGGCGATTTAAACGGCATTTAAACGGTATTCCGTTATTACATTTCTATTCTTTTTATAGCCTTCGAGAAATCGGAGGCTTTTTTCATTTGAAACACCGCAAACTAACCTTTTCTTTTTTCCTGTCATTATAGGGCTATGAAAGTAAATAAATGCCCTTTAGCCGTATTAACGGCACAGCTTACAAGCCCTGATGGTTGGCAACAACTTTTGCCCAAAGGTGAATTTCGGGCAAGAGATGGTCGTCCGACCGATGTGCCGCATTGGTTTATTGATGAAACCATTGCTAACCGCTTAATTCAACAAGCTAAAACACTCAAGCAAGACATCTTAGTTGATTATGACCACGCTACTCTGCTTAAAGCCAAAAAAGGCCTTGATGAGGGAAATGTGGTTGCAGCTGGCTGGTTTAGCGATGAGGAAATTCAGTGGTTTGATGATGACGAACGTCAAGGTTTATACATTAAGCCACGTTGGACACCTAAGGCTTATCAGCAAATTAAAGAGGGTGAGTTTGCTTTCCTTTCTGCCGTTTTCCCTTACAACGAAAAAGGCGAACCATTAGAAATCCGAATGGCAGCTTTAACCAATGACCCTGGTATTACAGGTATGCAACGGTTAGCGGTGCTTTCGGCAATGACAGACCAGCAGGAGAAAAATCAAATGCCAGAACAGTTGCGTAAATTACTCGCAAAACTCGGTGTGGAAATCGCCGAAGGTGCAGAGCTTACCGAAGAACAAGCGAAAACCGCCCTAGATGCGTTGGAAGCCTTGCAAACAGATAAAGCCCACGCAGATAGTCAAGTTGCAGCACTGAGTGCGGCAGCAAAAGAGGTTGATTTAACCGCTTATGTGCCAAAAGCCACTTATGATGCAATGGTATTACAGGTTGCAGCACTTTCCGCTAAAACCGATGAAGTAGAAATTGATAATGCGATTGCGAAAGCCCGTCAAGAGGGGCGAGCGATTGAGTCCGAAGTGGATTACTTAAAAGATTTTGGCAAACAACAAGGTGCGGTAGCGTTATCCGCAATGCTAGAAAAACGCCCGCAAATTGCTGCCTTATCCGCAATGCAAACGCAAACCACGAAAGTGACGAAAGAAACCCAAGGCGAAGCCGTGTTAAGTGCAGCAGATAAAGAAGCTGCGAAATTGCTCGGTATTAGCGAAGCCGATTACGCAAAAGAACTGGAGGCTAAATAATGGCAAATGTAACCCCTGAACTCGTCAAAGCCCTGTTTGTTGGCTTTGGTAAAAACTTTAAAGAAGGTTTGGCAAAAGCACCTTCACAATATAGCAAGATTGCGACTTTAGTGAAATCTACCACCGCATCAAATACTTATGCGTGGTTAGGTCTAATGCCTGGTTTAACCGAATGGATTGGTGATCGTACTTTAACCGCTATTCAGTCTCACGGTTATTCGATTGTAAACAAAGATTGGGCAAGTGGTGTAGAGATTAAGAAAACTGACATTGAAGATGACAATGTTGGTGTTTATAGCCCATTGATTGAAGAACTTGGGCGTGCCGCAGCAGAAAAACCTGATGAATTAGTGTTTGGTGCATTAAAAGCAGGTTTTACCACGGTTTGTTATGACGGGCAGTATTTCTTTGACACCGATCACCCTGTTGGTGCAAATGTGGATGGAACAAGTCCTGTCTCCGTTAGCAACATTACTGATGATGACACCAGTGTTACTGCAGATAAGGCTTGGTATTTGTTAGATTGCTCTCGCAGTCTAAAACCAATTATTTTCCAAGAGCGTAAAGCACCTACTCCAGCACAAATTACTGATTTAAACGATGAAAAAGTATTTATGAAAAATACGTTTACCTACGGTGTAGATAGTCGTTCAAATGTGGGATATGGCTTTTGGCAACAGGCTCATGCCGTGAAAGGTGCATTGACTGCGGAGAACCTTTGGAAAGCCATTTCAGCAATGCGTGCGGTGCGTGGTGATGGCGATAAGCGTTTAGGGATTAAACCAACGCATATTGTTGTGCCTCCATCTCTTGAAAAAGAAGCTACGCAATTACTTGAACGTGAATTCCGTGTTGAAAACGGGGCAACCGTAGACAACGAATTTAAAGGGCGTTTAGAGCTTATCGTTGCAGATTATCTCTAATTGCAAGCGGTCGGATTTGAGCTGTTTTTTGCAAATTCGACCGCCGTTTAAATGGTATTTAAAGAGGTTTTAATGGGGGAAAATGAAATGGAAAAAGAGCAACGCTATCAAGTTGTGGTTCACAGCAAAGTGCAAGATGGTTATCGCCGTGCTGGTTTCGCTTTACAAAAAGGCACTAACTTGCTTATGGATGTCACGGCGGCACAAATTGAGCAATTCAAAGCCGACCCACGTTTGGTATTTGGCTCTCAAGACCCGATGCCGACGGAACCAGTTGATGACTTATCAAAAGGGTTATCTCAAGACGATTCGGATGACAAAACCCAACACCGTGTGGACGGTGGCTTGGTTCCAACCGATTTAACCGTTGAGCAATTAAAAACAAAGCTCAATGAGCTTAATATTGCCTTTACTAAGGATGCGAAAAAATCAGATTTAGTGGCATTACTTGAAACGGCTATGTCATCTACTACGTCAAAAGAAGGTGAATAATGTTATATGCCAGCCAAGCAAGTCTTATTAAACGCTATACCCTTGATGTGTTACTGAGTATTGCTCGAAATACTGATCGCACCTTAGACGAAACCAAGGTGCAAGAAGCGTTAGAAGATGCATCGCAAACCATTGATAGCTACTTGGCTGGTCGTTATCGCTTACCATTGCAAACAGTGCCAGCCGTGTTAGAACGCCATTGTTGCTACATTGCTCGCTATTTCTTAGAAAAAAACCGTGCAACTGACCAAGCTCGTTTGGATTATGAAGATAGCATTAAGTTTTTGGAAAAGGTTGCTTCAGGCTCTATTGCTCTTGGGCTATCAGAAAACGATGAAGCGGTGGAAACGGATAATTCAGCGGTAATGGAAAGTGCAGGCTCTGTATGGAATCGTGAACATTCACGGGGGTTCATTTGAGTATTATTGCCAAAACCAGTGAGGCTTTAATTGCCAAAATTAAAGGGTTATGTGGGATTATCTACGAGAAGTCGAAACGCACCCAGGGCAATGGGATGACAGCTCTATCCGTCGCATTGTGCGTAATCCACCTGCAGTTTATGTGGCGTGGCTTGGACAAATGCCAAATGCAAATGCTCGTTTAGTGTCGGCTCGCTGGGGGATATTTGTGGTCGCTGATGTGTTGAACGGTCAGCGAAAAGATGATGTGGGGATTTATCAAATTGTCGAAATCTTAACAGCAGGCATACACAAACAACAAATAAGCCCTTCGGGGATGTTTGAGTTGCAGACAGTGCAAAATCTGTGGAGCGATACTCAAAGCGGTATGGGCGTAGCGGTTTATGGTATGTTTTTTAATGCAGCTCAGCCTTTACCAAATGCTATAGATGAGAGTGTGTTAGCGGATTTCAAAATTTACGACCATACCTTTAACCAAGACACTGATGAACGAACCATTGATGGTAAAACTCGTTTACATATCGAACTACCAACCCAAGCAGATGAACAAAGGGGGAATTGATGCCAACGTTTAAGATTAGACCTAAAACAGGCTTGATTATTCGAGATCCTGATACTTTTGAACCCTTAAATGATAAAGGGGAAGAAAAAACACAAAGCAGTTATTGGCTGAAACATTTAAAAAACGGTGATGTGGAATTAGTAGAAACGAAAGCCACAAAAGAAACAAAAACTAAGACGGAGAACGCATAATGGCGATTTCTTTTAATCATATCCCTTCTGCAATTCGTGTGCCATTGACCTATATTGAATTTGATAATAGCAAGGCAGTAAGTGGTACGCCATCAGCATTACAAAAAGTGTTAATGCTTGGCACGAAATTGCCAACAGGTACAGCAACAGCAGGACAAGCCGTACGAGTCACTGCTCATTCACAAGCAAAAACCTTGTTTGGTCGTGGGTCGCAGTTGGCTGAAATGGTGAAAACCTTTAAAGCTCACAATAATATGTTGGATTTGTGGTGTTTACCGTTAGATGAAGCGGAAAGCGGTGCCAAAGCAACAGGTTCGGTACAGTTGGTTGGTACAGCGACACAAGCAGGTACATTAAGCCTGATGATTGCAGGGACAAACTATAAGCAGGCGGTTTCAAGTGGTGATACGGCTGCAATGCTTGCAAGCAAATTACAAAAATTGATTGCTGCAGACAGTGATGTACCTGTTACTGCAACGGTTTCCGATAGCACTATTACGCTCACTTGTCGCTTTAAAGGCGAAGCGGGCAACGACATTGATGTGCGTTGTAACTATTACTCTGGCGAAACTTTACCCGAAGGGATTAAGGTCAATATTACTGCGATGCAAAGTGGGTCGGTAAACCCTGCTATGTCAGAGGCAATTACTGGCTTTGGGGCTGAGTGGTGGCATTATGTGATTAATCCATTTACGGATACAGAGAGCTTAAATCTGTTACGCACAGAATTAGTGAACCGTTGGGGGCCTCTCAAACAGATTGATGGCATTTGCTTTATGGCAAAACGTGGTACTCACGGCACCGTTACCACATTTGCAGAGCAACGTAATGATTACTTATTCAGTATGATGCCGACAAGCAATAGCCCTGAACCTGCTTATATTTGGGCTGCGGCTTATGGTGCGGTGGTCGCTGGCTCTTTATCTATTGATCCTGCTCGCCCTGTACAAACATTAGTGATGGATTTATTACCGCCTGCAATGTCAGACCGTTGGGATTTACCTGAACGCAATACTTTGCTTTATAGCGGTTTAAGTACCTATACCGTCAATGCTAATAGTCAGCCACAAATTGAAGCGGCGGTTACGATGTATCGTAAAAATGCATTTGGGGATAACGATGAAAGTTATCTGTATGTGGAAACTATTGCGACGCTAAGTTATATCCGTTATGCGATTCGCACTCGCATTACGCAGAAATACCCACGCCACAAGTTAGCCAATGACGGCACACGTGTGGCACCAGGGCAAGCGATTGTAACTCCGAAAATTATCCGTAGCGAACTTTTAGCATTGTTTACAAAATTAGAATGGGCAGGTCTAGTAGAAGACTTTGATGCATTCGCCAAAACGTTGTTAGTTGAGCGTGATGATAATAATCCATGTCGTTTAAATGTGCTTTCAAACGAGAATTTAGTAAATCAATTCCGTATTTACGCACACGCAATTCAGTTCATTTTATAAGGAGCTTTAGATGGCAAATCAATATCAAGGCGTGGCATACGTGCGTTGCAATGGTACGGAGTATGCTTCTGCCGATGATGCCACCCTTACCCCTGGTGGTGTAACTCGTGCAACGGTGAAAGGCAGTCGTGTTTATGGCTACCAAGAAACCCCTGAAGAAGCCACGGTTGAAGCGACCTTCTACAACAACGCTGAAACCGATGTACTGGCATTAAAAGATATTACCAATGCCACGATTGAGTTTGAAACGGACGTTGGACAAACCTACCTGTTAGCGAATGCATGGGTGGTGGATGCGGTAAC